ACAAGCTGTGTATTCACATAATCCGTGCAGCCTACCTTTTTCAGCCACGCCCATGTTTCTGAAAAAATCTCCTCGGCACATAAATCACCACCGTTTTTCTGCTTTGCTTTCATATATTCCTTGACGGGTGGCATATCCACACCTTCAAGTGCAGCACCTTCCGGCAGGTCGATGACCTGTGCGGATTTGCCCGCAGAGATTTTCTCTGTCAGAGCCTTGCGTTTGGGACCACTTCCCGGTCTTGCACCGCCTCTTGCTGTTCCGTCCTTTGCCATAAAATATCACCTCACTTTGCACGGGGCCTTATATACCCGTTTGAATACCAAATTTTGCGCGTAAGACCCCACGCCCGTTGCACGCCATATTGGTCCCGAAGATTTGACCGCCCCTACCGGGTCAGTGATTATGCCAACGGTCGCCACTTTCTGCGTGAATCTTTGCATGGCAGGACTTACAAAGAGCAATCAGATTTTCTCTTGCATGAGTTCCGCCCTTTGACAGGGGAAGCTTATGATGTATCTCTTCCGTTGCTGTCAGCCTTCCTTCGGCTTGACACTTCTCACACAGTGGGTGGGCGGCAGCATACGAATCCCTTATCCTTTTCCACGCTCTGCCGTATCGTTTTCTGACTGCGGGGTCACGGTCATAGGTTTCGTAGCGTTTGTTTTCCTGCTTTTCATGTTCCTCACAGAACCTCCCGTCCGTTAGGTTGGGACAGCCGGGGAAAGAACACGGTCGCTTTGGTCTTCTTGGCACTTGTTTCACCTCCCTTGGGCATAAGAAAAGCCCTGAAGGATTTCTCCCTCAAGGCTCTCTGTATTCTCTTTCGCCATTATAATGATACCATATATGGGGATGTGCCTTGTAGTGGACTTTAGTGGACTTTACTATCCTCTTTCAAATTTTCTGATAAAATTACATCCACGGCTCGCAAAGCCTTGCGATGCTGTTTCAACGTCCAACTGACAGAACAGTTCAAATCCAGGGCAATATCATCCCAGTTTTCATAACAAAGGTAGCGTTTTTCCAATAGCAGCTTGTATTCATCGTTTTCTACCTTGCGGATTATCATAAGGGCATCCACCTTTAGCTGCAGCAACGCTGCCAGCTCATGCTCCAGTTCCGTTTCAATATCAATCATTTTTGCTATGGCATCTGCCATAGGAGAACGGCTCGGACTCGGATTTCTCGGCATACCCGTCATATTAGGCGAACAATTCGTGGCAATTTCACGGAGTGCCTCAATCTGACGCTGCTTGCTGACTATTTTTTGGTCTAAGTGATACGCTTGCTGAAGATATTCTTTTGCAGTCATTCCGAAAGCACCTCCCTCTGCAACATAGCCATCAATTTCTCTCCATCCACGGAAGTAAGAGCCTCGTACCATCCGGAACGGAAGAAACGCTCACATTCGGCTTTCATCTGAAGTGCAGCATCATTACGGGGACTGCGTTTCAAATCTTTCAAAGCCTTTTTGTAATCCTTGGCTGCAAGTTCTACGATTGCATTGGCGAGGTTTTCATACGGACTTATCATGCTGAACCTCACGCTGTTTTTTATTTTTCAGACGGCGGTTTTCACGCTGTCTTTCACGGCTCTTCTTTTTCCTGCGTTCCTCACGCATGATATTGCCGATGGCGGCATCCTCAGTAGGGTTTCTGTACGCTTTAGGCATAATCTGCACCTCCGGTTTTTTTCTTTCCCTCGGATTGGCTCAGATTGTCGATGATTGTCATAGATTTGCTTTTACCGCATCTATCAAAGACTGCTGTGTGCTGTCTTTTTCCGATAATGCTTTCAAGATGCGTTCATCAATGGTGTTTTCGGCTATAATGTGCTGAATTACCACTGTTTCAGAAGATTGACCCTGTCTCCAAAGGCGGGCGTTGGTCTGTTGATATAATTCCAACGACCAGGTCAGCCCGAACCAAACGATTGTCGAACCACCGCTTTGGAGGTTCAGACCGTGTCCGGCAGAGGCCGGGTGAATCAATGCGACGGGATAATCTCCGTTATTCCATCTGCGGATGCTGTTATCCGTATCCAACCTTGCGAAGGGGATATGTCGGTCATGCAGCCTTTCCGTGATGCGTTCCAGATCGTGCCTGAACCAATATGCCACAAGCAGCGGTTTTCCGTTTGCCGCCTCGATAATATCCTCCAGGGCATCGAGTTTTTGGTCATGGATTTTTATAATGCTTTCGTCATCGGAATAAACGGCACCGTTTGCCATCTGCGACAGCTTTCCCGTGAGGGAGGCGGCATTGGCGGCGGTAACCTCACCGTCCGGCAGGGACAACACCAGGTCTCGCTTCAATTCTTCGTAACGGTTGCGTTCCTCTTTGGATAAATGCACCATGTACTGACTGCTGATAAGTTCCGGCATTTTTAGATGGTCTGTGGATTTCATGGAAATCGTGATGTCGGAGATTTTATCGTAAATGGCATCCTCGGCTCCGGGCAGTGGCTTGTAGGAGAAAATAATCTGTCCATTGCGTTTGTCCGGGGTAAAGTATGCGTTGCGGTACTGACCGATGAACCTTCCCAGGCGTTCTCCCATATCAAGCAGCTTGAATTCTGCAAATAAATCCATCAGACCGTTGCTGGAAGGCGTACCAGTCAAACCAACGATGCGTTTTACACGTGGTCTGACCTTCATCAGTGCCTTGAAGCGTTTTGCCTGGTGGTTCTTGAAGGAAGAAAGTTCATCCACAACCACCATATCAAAATCGAAGGGGTATCCGCTTTCCTCAATGAGCCACTGCACATTTTCTCGGTTGATTATATAAATATCCGCCTGTTTTCCAAGGGCTGCTTTACGCTCACTTACCGTACCGACTACTACGGAATACTGCAGGTCAGATAAATGGTCCCACTTTCGGATTTCATCCGGCCATGTGGTTCTTGCCACACGCAGGGGACCTATGATAAGCACCTTATGGACATCGAAACTGTCAAAAAGCAGGTTATTGACAGCGGTCAGCGTGATACTCGTTTTGCCAAGACCCATCGATAGCAGAATCGCAGAAATCGGATTGCTTTCGATGTATCCGGCGGCATAGCTTTGATAATCATGCGGATTGTATTTCATCCAAAATCCCTCCAATCTGCTGTGGGTCATCCAGGACAAACACCCGGAAACCTAATTTTTGAAGCACACGGTGCCTTGCCAATTGGAGAGGTCTTGGCTGTTCGCTGGGTGCCTTTACCTCCACAAATCCTATCTTCATTTCAGGCAGCAGCACGATACGGTCGGGCATACCATCGCAACCGGGACATACCCACTTGGGACAGATGCCTCCACGCTTTTTTACTGCTGCAATCAGTTTTCTTTCTATCAGAATTTCTCTCATTGCGTTTCCTCCATATCTATCAGTTCAAAGACCACCTGCTTGGCATCTTCCAAAGTTTCAATACGGCGGTTCTTCCACCATTGATACTGGTCGGTGTCGATGCTGATTTTGTAAAAATCCCTGCCACGGAATTCTTCTCGTTCAACAGATACAAAATGGTGCTTGTATTTGACAGACCATTTATTTTCGCTGTTTTCAGTCCATACCTTTTTGCGGAAATTTGCCCTGCGACTACTTTTTCTCCTGGCTGCATCATCACGCTCTTTTGCTGCAATCAGGTCACCTTCCATGTATCCGGCACAGACGCAACTAACCTGCAACACCCCATCGTAATCTGCGTGTGCCATCACATGGATGAATCTGACACGGTCACAGCCACACAATTCACAGATGAAGTCAGCAGTCTCACCATCTTCAACTTCTGTGCAGCTCCAGTTTTCAAGGGGTGTGCCAAGTTCACGGAGCCGCTTATGACATTTTCGCAGGTATTTCTCATCATATTGACCTACCATTTGCACACCATCCTTTCTGACTTCCGGTAACAAGCAACGAGTGGAAACAATACTCCCTATAATTCCTACGCGGGTGTTTAGGGGTTGTTTTTATAGTGTTTTTATTGATTTTGAATATAAAGGAAATAGTTGTTACCATCGTTGCTTGTACCTCAAAAGTCCTTTATTTATCAGCGTTTTCAGGCTGGCAACAGGTTCTTTCATAAAGGCGTTGCTTACCATAAGGAGAACGCTTACGAACCTTAGTCGTTCGTTGCCAACCGTCAATCTGTGTCATAAGGGCAGCTATCGCATAGGAGTCCGCAGGCTTCAAATCAGAAAGGCTGCGCCCGAAACATTCGCACCAGATTTCCGCATTGCTTACCGTCTCACGGCGCACGGTGCCCTTAACGCTTGTGGGCGCATCCTTCTCAGACAGGAAATTGCGTCTGGCATAGGTATCCATCGCATCCCAATTTTCAGGAAGAAGGGTGTCGAGGTATTCTTCAACCATGCCCTGGCGCTCATCCACTTCCATAGCTTCACGCTGCACTTCCTCGGCAGCGGAAATCATATCGCCCTCAAGGTACAGCTTTTCGCCCTTTTCGTAGTAATACTTGGCTTCCGCCCAAATCTGGTCACGGTCTTCCTTGGTAAAATGCCAGGTTTTCTTTTGTTCTCTCTGATTCAGTTTCACAACCCAAAAACGGCGGTTGCCTGTAATATCACGGAGATATCCACGCTCACCGTTAACGGAGGCAATGATGATGCACTGTCTCGGATGGCTCTCCACGGTCTTGCCGTAGGAAGGACGGTATTTGTCATCGGAAGTGGACAGGAACGCCTTGACCTTCTCGATGTCAGCCTTTTTCATGCCTGCAAGTTCTGCAATCTCCATAATCCAGAATCCCTGCAGTTTCTCTGCACCGGACTTATCGTTCATATCAGTAAGGGACAGGGTTTCGGAGTAATATTCATCACCCACGAGGTCCTTGAACAGGGTACTCTTGCCGATACCCTGAATGCCGTCCAACACCAACACGCTGTCGAATTTTGTGCCGGGTTTATAAATGCGGGCAACGGCAGCCACAAAGGTTTTTCTTGTAACCGTTCTTACATAGTCGGTGTTATCAGCGGAAAGATATTTGATGAGAATATCATCAATACGCTTTTTGCCGTCCCACGCAGGCAGGCTGTTAAGGTAGTCACGCACGGGATGAAAACGGCGGTCATCAGCCACCTTGGTAAAGCTGACTTCGTGGTTTCTGCTGGAAAAAGGAACATAGCGCACATCAATCATTGCCTTAAGCTGCGCCGTGTCCGCATCGCGCCAGAATTTATTATCCTTCGGTCTGTCCCAAGGCAGAGGTCCCGTCACCTGGATACGGTTTGCCATCTCGTTATAAGCAAAGTTAGCGTAATCAGGGTCATTGTTCAGAATGAGCATTTCATTCCATACGGAATTCTCCAGCACATTGCTGCGGGGTTGATATTTGAGCAGGGACTCCCAATTTTCCGTGCTATCAAAATCACGGTCGACCTTCTCCTTACGCTCGGCGGCAATCTGCATCTTGACCTTTTCCAGGGATAAGGCAAACTCGCACATTGCGTTAAAGGATTTTTTCTCTTCCAGATCACCAAAACGATGAACGCGGATAAGGTCAAACCCGTTCAACAGCTTTCCGCAGGCGGGGTCGGAGGTGTGGTGGCTATAAGCGAAAACATTATCGTAGATAACCACACCCGCAATGGAGTCCGCCTCTAAGTAGTCATAGCGGGAATCGGTAGCGGTCGGTGCATATACATCAGAAAGAAATTCATTGATAACTTCCTGAATGGTCGGATAGGCACGGCAGAACACACCGACAGTTCCTTCTTTTTCCAAAGGATTCTTCTGTGCAGTGGTTTCCTTTTTGATAACCTCGGACTCTCGGCTGGAAGTAGGCCACTGCGAAATATCACGCCAGTCCTCATACATATCCAGGTATTTCTCTACATCGAGAGCCTGACCGGAATTGTCATCAAACACGAATTCCCCATTGGAAGGGCAGGATGCCCAATACATCATGCGGTTCGACTGATAAGTGGAATCGTCAAAATAATCCATGCCGATTTGCTTTGCCACCATACGCATCAGTGCCGGGTACTCGTCCTCGCTGACCTCACGGGAAAGCAGAATGACCAGACGGTAGCGGGGATTATCGGGCGTGTGGCTGTGGGTGGAATAAATAAAATAGGTAATGTCACCGAACACATTACGCACAGCACCGCAAAAATCAAATCCTGCGGGACAATGGTCTGCGTCCAAAAGGCCGACCGTGCGGAACAGCACATTGCCGTTCTTACGGATGCCGCCTTTCAGCCAGCCGCCGACCAGTCCGCCGATGTCTTTCAGATTGGCTCTCTGTTCTTTGGGGAGCTTCGGATATTCTTCGGCAGTCTCAGAAGTACGCACGGGATTTCTGTTGCGGTCGGAGATGTACTGCCAGTCCATCTCCTGGTTCTTGTATTTCTTGTCTGTTCTGCGGTTACATACCGCAATCTTTACCTTCATCGGGATACCTCCTTAAGCATTGTGATATTTTTCTGCATACGCCTGTAGAGCGTGTTCGTTCTTTTGAACTCAGATGTGAAGTGTCGGCACTCTTTGGAGCGTGGTGGATGGTTCGCCGCTTCGTTTGCATACATTTTGCAAAGGGCTTCATATCCATCTGCCAGTTCCACCAATTCCTGCATCAAGGCACTTTTGGTTTCTTCGCTGCACCATTTTCGTATCAGCGGAAACAGAATCTTTGCCTTCTTCTGTGTGCATGGGAAGAAGGCTTCAATGTTGATTTCTAAAAATCCACGGTCGTGTTCAACTCGAAGCACATCCACAGGCACACCTCCTTCAAAATTGTCATGTGCAAAATCCTCCTTGCCGTATGGGCGATAAATTCACAGAAAAAAGCCTCCTGTGGCAGGCAGGGAGAACACTTCCTACTTATTAGCCACAGGAGGCAACAAAACTTGAGGATTTTCCTAATCTTTTTTATAAAAAAGTGTTTCATAGCCGTCCGCCCGCAAAAGCAGCCCTTTTGCCCAGGGCGGGACACGTCCCATCTGCTCACTGAGGACTTCTTCCGACATACGCATATCGGCTTCGACAATAATTTCATCATGGATATGCGCCACGATGGAACAATGGCGCAGCGTTTTCATAGAGTGCGCCAACAGGTCACGGCTGTAAGCCTGGACAATATTCTCCACGAATTTGGGGCCGTAACTTTCGATGCGTTCCCATTTCTTCGTGCCGCCGATACCTTCATAGGTTACGGACTCGCCGCCGAAACGGTTCTCTCCCATACGGGGTTTCACATAGGAAAGCTGTCTGCCGGAGGGAAGCAGAATAAACAGCATACCGCTTTGGTAACGAAACTGGATACCATTGGTCTCCGTAGGCACACGGTCTTTGATGGTCTTTTTGACACAGCGGTCAACGTCCCACCAAAACTTCACGATACTGGGATTGGACTGACGCCACGCGTCCACCAGGGGTTGCAGTTCTTCTTCCGCAAGACCCATATCCAAGGCTCCCATTGCTTTCAAAGCACCCACGGAGCCGCCATAGCCGAGTGCCAGTTCCGCAATTTTGCCTTTCTGACGCAGATGGCTGTTTACACCGTGCTTCTCCACGGGAACATGGAACATCTGCGATGCAGACGCACAATAAATATCCTTACCCTGGGCAAAGACCTCCGTGCGCCATGTCTCATTTGCAAGATGGGACAGAACCCTCGCTTCCACAGCGGAGAAGTCGCTGACGATAAATTTGCAGCCGGGTTTCGGTACAAAGGCTGTACGAATCAGTTCGGACAACACTTCCGGCACAGAATCGTATAGCAATTCCACAGTTTCAAATTCACCGTTTCTTACAAGGTCACGCGCCATATCCAGATCCGGCATCGAATTTCTATAAAGGTTCTGTAACTGTATAATGCGTCCTGCCCAACGCCCACTACGGTTCGCCCCATAAAATTGGAACATACCTCTCGCACGATTGTCGGCGCAGGCGGCATTCTGCATTGCCTGGTATTTTTTCACGGATGATTTGGCAAGCTGCTGACGAATGGAAAGCACTTCTTTCAGATGCTCCGGCGCAGTTTTCAGCACTTCGGCAACTTCCTTTTTACCCAGGCTTTCCATCTCCAGTCCATTCTCAAGCAGCCATTGTTTCATCTGTACCACAGAGTTGGGGTTGTCCAGTTCCGTCAGTGTTTTCATGGTATCGGTCAGTGCAACCTTGGAGCGTTCATCCATGGCAATAGCCTGTTCCACCAAGGTCATATCCAAGGCTATGCCTCGGTCATTGATTTCCTGGTCGATGTGATATTCTTCCCACACAAAATCGGGTACAGGGTATTTTTCTAATTTCGCCTGTATCTGCATTTCGGCTTCCACGTCACGGACATTGTATGCCTTGAATCGTTCCCACTTTTCAGCATCATGGGAATACAGATTGCGGGTACGGCCGCCGTTTGCCTTAGTCGGCTTGCATGGTACACAGAAATAACGGATGAGGTCTTTGCCCTCGGACAGCTTTTGTTTTTCCAGACCAAGCACTGCACCGACCCCTTCAAGGGATAACGGCAATCCCAGATAGGCAGACCATATCATAGAGCATTTCCACGATTCCGGGTTAAGGTAGCGGGCGCATTCCTGTGACAGCGGATGGTTATCGTGGAAGGGGTCAAGGCTAATGCCCTGATCAGAGAGATAACGGGACAGGCAGACCCTTTCAAAAGCAGCATTGAATGCCCATTTTGTTACGGTATCGTCTGTGAGTGCATCAA